GCGTCTCTCTCCGCGAAATAACGAGTTTTTTTCGATCGAAAGAAGGTGAAGGAAAATGGGTGGAAAAGGAAGCGGAAGAAAACCGAAACCGATCGAACGCAAGGAACGTCTTGGCAATCCGTCGAAGCGCGCGCTGCCGAAGAACGTTGTCGCGTTGCCGTCTGTCGAGCCGGAGAAGATCCCTGCTCCGCATCGTCCGTTGGGAAAGTACGGAAGCGAGATGTGGGAACGAATGTGGACTGCTGGCGCAGTTTGGTTGAAACCTTCGATCGACTCGGAGTTGCTTCTCATCTGTTGCGAACTGGTCGATGAACGAATGGTGTTGCGTGGTCGTGTCGCGCAGGATCCGGCAGCGTGGCGCGATCGTCGTGGTCTGCGTGAGATAGATCGACAGATAACGACTATCCTTGGGGATCTCGGATTCTCACCGACCGAACGTGGCAACTTATCAGGGGAAGGAGCAACCGGTAGTGGCTTCGCAGAACTCCACAAGCGCATCGCGCAGAAGCGCATTGGATCCGAAGGCTAAGTGGCAACCGGCGTTCTACACTCCGAGAAAGTACAAGCAGTCTGACGGTGACGAGATCATCGACTTCGCGTATGAACACTTCAACGTCCTAAAAGGATTCCGCGCTGGACTTCCTTTGGAGTTCACCGATTGGCAGAAGTGGCTGCTGCGTTCGTTGTACGAGCGTCGCGACGACGGACGTCTCCGCTATCGACGCGCGTTGATCGGTCTTCCGCGCAAACAGGGCAAGTCGTTGCTCGGTTCCGCGATTGCTGTTTATGGCATGGTCGCAGGTGAAGCAGGTGCGGAGATCTATGCGGTTGCTGGTGATCGTCAGCAGGCACGAATCATCTTCGGTGAAGCGAAGTCGCAGGTGCTGAACTCGCCGATACTGTCGAAGGAATGCAACGTCTATCGCGACGCAATCGAGATGCCTCGTTTCGGTTCTGTGTTCCGTGTGTTGTCGTCGGAGTTTCGTGGGCAGGCTGGTCTCAATCCGTCGCTCGTCTTGTTCGACGAGTTGTGGAATCAGCAGTCCGCCGATCTCTATGACCAGATGACGTTGGGATCCGGCGCGCGTCTCGAACCTCTCGTCGTGTCGATCACAACAGCCGGTTACGATCTGGACTCTCTCTGTGGTCAGTTGTACCAATACGGCAAGTCGGTATCCGCTGGCGAGATCGAAGACGAAGCGTTCGGATTCTGGTGGTGGGAAGCGAAAGCAGATTGTCGAATCGACGATCGTCGCCAATGGGCGATCTCGAATCCCAACGTGGCGGAAGGCTTGTTGGATCCGGAAGATCTATTGACCGCGACCAAGCAGACGTCCGAAATGGCGTTCCGTCGCTGGCGTCTCAATCAGTGGGTTCGATCTCAGGAATCGTGGCTACCGATCGGCGCGTGGGAACAATGCGTGACCGGTGTCGAGTTTGATCTCGATACACCGATGTTCGTCGGTATCGACATGGCGTTGAAACACGACTCGATCGCAATCGTTCTAGCGCAGAAGACCGAAGACGATCGGTTCGCTGTTCGAGCAAAGATCTGGCAACCGTCCGACGAAGGAGTGGACGTTGCTGACGTCGAGTCGTACCTGCGAGAAGTTCACCGGCAATACAACGTCAAAGAGTTCGCCTACGACCCTGCCTATTTTCAACGTTCTGCTGAGATTCTGGCGGACGATGGTCTTCCGATGGTCGAGTATCCGCAGACCGGATCGCGCATGATCCCTGCTTGCGGAAACGCATACGAGTTGATCGTGTCCGCGCGAGTCGCGCACGAAGGCTCTCCGACGTTCACCGATCAGGTTCTTTCGGCAGCGCAACGCATGACGGAGAACGGTTGGCGTCTATCGAAGGGCAAGAGCAAGCGGAAGATCGACGCTTGTATTGCTATGGTAATGGCATTAGATCGAGCGAACTCGCGTCCGCGAGTGGGAACGGAGCCACAGGTACTCAATGTTTGGGATTAGGAAGTTGCTCATGTCGCTCTGGTCGCGACGTCCGTCGTTGAGTTCTATCATGGAGATCGCAGGCTTCGTGGCACTCGTACACGGTGTTGCTGTATTCTCGCAACCGGTTGCGTTCATCGTGGGCGGAATCCTTCTTATCGTGGCAGGTGGGTTGAGAGCGTGAGTGTTTGGAGAAAGTCAGAGCGTCGTGCGCTCCCCATTTCGATCGACCCGTATCAGATAACCGCACGTCCGGCGTTGCCGAACTACTCCGGCGAGATCGTCGATGAGTTCTCGGCATTTGCTTCGTCTGCTGTTCTTGCGTCGGTGACGCTGATCGCCGACTCGATTGCGTCGATGCCACTCGAACGAGTACGAGATCGCGGTGGACGTCTCGAACGTATGCCGTTGCCGTCCGTCTTCGAGCAACCGAACGAACATCAAACAATGTTTCAGTTCATTCACCAATCAACTTCTTTGATTGCGCTGCATGGCGTGGACTTCATCTACGCACCTCGCGGATCGTCCGGTCTTCCTGTTGAAATGCGGAATCTCGCACCACGTCTCGTGACGATCGTTGTTGAAGATGATGAGGTGATCTACAAATATGGCAAGTCGCGTCTCACGAAAGAAGAAGTGAAACAAGTTTCGTGGCTGACCATGCCGGATCGTCTTCGTCCGCTCTCTCCGCTCGAAGCGCAACGCAACACAATCGGAATGTCTCTCGCGATGGATCGGTTCCTTTCGCAGTTCTACGGTGAAGGAGCAACACCGAGTTCAGTTCTTGAAACAGATCAGGCTATGTCGAAAGACGCTGCTGAGGTTCTCCGCGACACATGGGAAGATTCTCACTACAAGCGTCGTCGTCCGGCAGTTCTCACGAACGGATTGAAGTGGCGTCCGATCACGACGAGCGCAGCAGACATGCAGATGCTCGAACATCGTGAAGCGATCGTCCGCGACATAGCGCGCACCTATCGTGTTCCGCTTCATCTCATCAACGGAACTGGTGGAGATTCGCAGACCTATCAGAACGTCGAGCAGGCAGGTATCAACTTTGTTCGATACACGTTGCTGCCGTACATGAGACGACTCGAAGACGCTCTATCGCAGATGCTTCCCTACGGTCAGCGAATCGTGTTCAACGCTGACGAGTTCATGCGCGCCGATCTCGGAACGCGCGTTCGCGCACAACAGACGATGATTATGTCTGGAACACTTACGCCAAACGAAGCACGTCACATGGAGAATCGCGAACCGTATGCAGGTGGCGATCAGTTCATTCTCGGCATCGCTGGCGCACCGGTCGCAGGAGTTGAAGGTGGAGAACTGCCGACACTCGGAACAGATCAGGAACCGCCAGAATGAAAACGACACAAGTGACGATCGGTACGACGCCAACGCTTATCGTGAACGAAGACAACATCAGTCGCTACATCTATTTGCAGATCGTGAACAGCGCGACCGTTTATGTAGGCGATTCGACAGTAACTACGTCTAACGGTATGCCGTTAGAGAAGCATTCTGCTCCGCATGAGTTCTTCCTTCCGACCGGTCAGAAAATGTACGGAATCGTTACGGCACAAGTCGCAACAGCAGATCTTCGCATCATGACTCCGGACGTGGACTAATGCCATACGGAATCTCACAGAATCAGGCAGGCTGCAACGGTTGGGCAACTGTTATGCAAACCGAAGACGGCTACGAGACGATCGGTTGTCACGCATCGAAGCAGGAAGCAATCGACCAAATGGTGGCTGTTTCGATTGCCGAAGACATGGAGCCACTCGGCGAAGTGGACGCTCGACAGATCTATGTCGAGGAACTCGAAATGCCGGAAGCAGAAGATGAATCGGAAGACTCAATCGAAGTCGATGCGGAAGACGTCTTGGACGTCATGTCTGAAACCGGATTGACGCCACGCGATGCTGCGCTCTACGAAGCATACGAACAGATCGCAGAAAAGTTCGGAATGTGGTCGCAAGACGACGCGCACTACATGGCAGAATCGCCATTCGCCGAAAACGGAATCAAGTGTCTGAACTGTCCGTTATTCGTAGGTGGCGGTGCCTGCGAGATCGTCGAAGGAAAGATCTCACCCAACGGAGTTTGCAAGTTGTGGGTGATCCGCAAGGATCTTCTCACCGGAGACAGCGAGCCACGCGAGATTCCGGAGATCGTCGAAGTCCGCGCTGTCGATCTGTCCGCTCCAAAGTTCATGCGCGACAACGCACGTCGTGGACTCGAATACCACGAACAAGGATTGTCCGGTGACGGTCTCAAACCGCAAACCGTTGAAGACGCTCGCGAAATGGCAGCAGGAAGAATCACCGAAGCAAAATGGCGGAAGATCGCTCCTTGGATCGCACGACACATGGTCGATCTCGAAGCAGAAGGAGCAGCAGACGGAGAGATCACCGCAGGCATCGTTGCTCACTTGCTCTGGGGATCAGGAACGACTAAGAGTGAAGCGACGCGAGCGATGAACTATGCTGAACGCATAGTGTCTCAACTGGACGAGGAACGAACCGTGACGGAAACAATCGAGAACAGAACAGCGAACTGGGTGGTGCGCGACGAAAGTGAGTCGCGTCGTATCGCGTTCTCGAACATGGAAGTACGCGCGTCTGACGACGGAACGAAGTTGGTCGGATACGCAGCAGTCTTTGATTCTCCTTCGGAGCCGTTGCCTTGGATCGAATACGTCAAGCGCGGAGCGTTCACAAAGACACTCAACGACGGTGCAGACGTTCGTCTTCTGATCGACCACGAAGGAGTACCGTTGGCTCGAACGAAGTCCGGAACTCTCTCGCTTCGAGAAGACGATCGCGGACTGTTTGTCGAGTCTGATCTCGATCCCATGAATCCGGACGCAGCACGTCTCATTTCCGCGCTCCGTCGTGGAGACATTTCACAAATGTCGTTCGCGTTCCGGACGATCAAGGACTCTTGGAGCGAAGACCGATCCATGCGTGAACTGCGTGAAGTGCAGTTGTTCGACGTTTCGGTGGTCACGTTCCCTGCCTACGAAGCGACAGTTGCAGAGTTGCGCGCCAACTCTCCTGCTGCTACTATCCAATCGCCGAACACTCTTGGTCTGCGGAAACGTCAGATCCAGATTGCTCGAACGAAATAGCACAGCCGACCGGAAGCCGTCTTCGACACTTCGCTCGGTCACTCTGCGGAACAGACAATCCACGACTCAACACGGAGAAAAAACACCATGTCGTACTCAGAGACCCTGACCGAAAAGCGCAACGCTCTGCTCGCAAAGGCAGAGCAGATCACCCTCATCGCATCTGACGAGGCTCGCGAACTGACCGCCGACGAGGACACCGAGATCGCTGCCGTTCTCGACGAAGTCCGTTCACTCGACGAGCAGATCAAGCGTCACGCCGAGTTGGAGCAGCGCGCTGCTGAGAGCAAAGAGATTCGCAAGGAGACCGGCGTTGAGTTCGGTGCTGCCGTTGTGAAGTCCGAGCCTCGCACCTACACCGCTCGTTCCGGCAACTCATTCGTTGCTGACGCATACGCAGCAACTTTCAACAACGACTTCCAAGCGAAGGATCGTCTCGCTCGTCACATGAACGAGGAGAAGGTGGAGCGTCGCGATGTGACGTCCGCGAACTTCGCTGGTCTGATCGTTCCTCAGTACCTCACCGAGTTGGCTGCACCGTTCGCTCGCGCCGGTCGTCCGCTCGCTGACGTTGCTCGCAAGCACGAACTGCCTGCGTCTGGTCTGACGATCTCGATCTCGCGTGTGACCACCGGTTCGAGTGTCGCCGAGCAGACCGAAGGTGCTGCCGTCTCCGAGACCAACATGGACGACACCAAGTTGGACGTCTCGATCAAGACCTACGCCGGTCAGCAGAACGTTTCACGTCAGGCATTGGAGCGCGGTACCAACGTCGATTCGCTCGTCATGGCTGATCTCGTTTCCGCTTACCACACCACGCTCGACGCTGCACTCGTCGATGTGGTCAAGACTGGCAACGGCAACACCGTCACATTCACCGATGCGTCTCCGACCGTTGGTGAGTTCTATCCGAAACTGCTCGACGCAGTGCAGAAGATCCAGACTTCGTTCTACCGTTCGCCGAACGTGATCGTCATGCACCCTCGTCGTCTCGCGTGGATCCTCGCAGCACTCGACAGCAGCAACCGTCCGTTGGCTGTGCCGACTCAGAACGGTGCATACAACGCTGTCGCAGTTGGCAACGGAGTCGTTCAGTACGCGAACAGCGGTTACTCGATCGCCGGTATTCCGGTCGTGACCGACGCAAACGTGCCGACCAACCTCAACACCGATCAGGACGCTGTGTACGTCGGAAGCACCGATGAACTGCACCTGTGGGAAGAGGGCAACGGTGAGCCGATGTTCCTTCGTTTCGAGCAGCCGAAGGCAGCAGAACTCGACGTCACGATGATCGTGTACGGCTACGCAGCCATGACCGTTGGTCGTTACCCCAAGGCATGGGCGGAGATCATCGGCACCGGTCTCGCAACACCGACGTTCTAACGTTCGTATTTGATTGCGCTGGTAGTGTGGGGACTATCAGCCAATCAGAGAACGGAGAAACAAATGTCGAAAGAGATCGAAGCACTACTGATCGAGCATGACGGCTACGTTCGTCGTGGTCTCAAAGATCGCGCAAAGCAAACTGAGAAGGTTCTCGAATCACTCGGACACAAAGTAAAGCAGGCTGCTCCTGCGAAGGAAACTTCGTCCGTTGAACCTGAATCCGAAAGAGCAGTTACGCCACGCGCATCGAAGCGCAAGGTGTGATCTGTGGCTATCACCAACGGTTATTGCACACTCGCCGAAGTCAAAGCAGCACTACGTCTGACGGACAACAACGACGACGTTCTGTTGGAGAACGCGATCGAAGGAGCATCGCGACGAATCGACGGATACTGCGGACGGTTCTTCTATCAGAAAGCAGCGACGGTTGATCTGTTCACACGGTTCCCCTACTACCTTCCGATACCGGAACTCGCGTCATCGACTCTCACCCTGTCCACAGACGACAACGGCAACAACACATTCAGTACGACATGGAGCGCGTCTGACTATCTGTTGGAGCCAACCGACACCGCTCTCACCGGTCTCCCATACACCAAGATCGTTGCTATTGGCTCGAAGACGTTTCCTCTTTTCTTTGATCCGGATCGTCCCTCAGTTCGTTTGGCTGGCACTTTCGGCTGGTCTGCGATACCTGACGATGTTCGCGAAGCGTGTGTGCTTCTGGCTATGCGTGGCTTCGCTCGTTACAACTCTGCTCTTGGTGTCGTTGGCTTCGCTGACATGGCTATTCAAGTCCGCGCTGTGGATCCTGATGTTAGGGATCTCCTAATGCCGTACAGAAAGATCATCGCTATCTAATGCCTGCGACCGTCACGCAAGTCGCCGAAGGATTGAAGACTCGTCTTGCGACGATCTCTGGTCTTCGAGCATTCTCGTATCAACCGGAGCAGATGAACACTCCACCGTTCGCGTATCCGGAACTCACGCAAGTCGATTATCACCGCGCGTTTCAAGGTGGCGACGTAGTGATGATGTGGACGATTCACGTTGTTGTCGGACGTTACACAGATCGAACTGCGTTCGCTGCTCTCGACGACTATCTGTCGTACTCCGGAGCGAAGTCGGTTCGTGCTTGCTTGGAAGCAGATAAGACGCTCGGTGGAGTTTGCCAAACGCTAGTGCTAACATCAGGAGCGGACGTATCGAGTCTCGGCGAAGGTGGCGCAGAGTTCTTGGAGATCCAAATGACCCTTACCGTTCACGCATAGAGGAACCGAGATGAAGACATACAAGATTCTTTCCGACCGATTGGTGATCTGAAACAAGGGACAGACGATTGACGAGGCAGCACTCGAAGGTGCTAACATCGCAGCGTTGATCGAAGCCGGACACATCGAGACGGTTCTGACCAACAACAAGAAGACAGACGAGACCCCAAAGGACACGAAGTAACATGGCGAAGATCGTTCTCACAGACGCAAGCATCACGATCAACTCGATCGCGTTGAGTGATCACGCAAACAGCGTGACCGTGAACTACGAGGTGGACTCAGTCGAGGTCACTTCATTCGGCGATACCGGACACAAGTTCACCGGTGGACTCTCCAACCTGTCGGTGGAAGTTGCTCTCATGCAGGACTTCGCTGCTGCTTCGGTCGAAGCAACGATCTATCCGCTCGTCGGCACAACGACCACTCTCGTCATCAAGCCAACGTCTGGTGCTGCTTCTGCTACCAATCCGCAGTACACGATCACCGGTGCGTTCCTCGCTTCACACACGCCAGTCGCAGCAGCGGTGGGCGAGTTGGCGATGACCACGCTGACGTTCACAGGTGGAACGATCGCGAAGTCCACAGGCGCGTAATCGCAAAACTGAGAAGGAGATCCAATGAAGATTGGAATGACTGTCGTCTTCAACGACGGCAACAAGAAGAACATCGACGCTGTCTTTGCAGACTTTGTTGCGTTCGAGCGCACATGGAATCGCAGCGTTACTAAGTTCGAGCAGGAACTCCGGCTGACCGATCTCGCGTGGCTCGCGTGGCATTCGGAGAAGCGACGCAAGGAAACCGGCATGGGATTCGATCCTGACTGGATCGGTACTGTCTCTGAGATCGAGTTGCAGGAAGACGTCGAGGACGAAGTCCCTTTGGAGAAGACTCAGCGCACTTCCTGATCGCGTATCTTGCGATCGAGAGCGGTATCGCTCCTAGTGTGCTGATCCAAGAGACAGAGGAAATGCTCAACGCGATGTTGTTCTATCTGCGTTGGCGTAACAATCCGAAACTCCGATCGAAGAAGTCGTCGAACGCGCAAGCGTTATCTGATTTAGACCGGCTGTTGTAGTATCATCTCATGTCGCAGATCGTCGCAGTTCATGGTGTTCAATCAACGATCGCCTATTTGCGTCGTTTCGAGAAGGATCTCTACAAGAACATTCGCAAGGAACTGATCAACTCCGCGCGACCAACTGTGTCTGCTGTTGCTGCTGAGTTTCCGAAGGAACCTTGGGACTCGTCGCGTGGCGTCAAGTGGACAAAGTACGGACGCACCGAGCGTGGACGCAAACCGGCTGGCGCGTCAGGAGCATCGTTCCCTCGCTATCAGCACACAAAGGTTCGTCGTGGCGTCAAAGCGGATACTGGATCGTCTCGTCGTCGGAGCGACGGCACATACGCCATTCTGCGAATCAAACAGACCGACGCTGCCGGAGCGATCTACGACTTGGCGAAGAATCAACAGACGACTGTTCCCGATCGTGGATCGTTCGTGAAGAATCTGAACAACGCGAAACGTGGCAAACCGAACTCGCGCGTAATGTGGCCAACAGTCGAGAAGCATCTTCCTGAGTTGATTCAAGCGACCGAGAAGATTCTTCGCGACATTGAGCAGATGTATTCTGCACAGATCGCTGCCGACAGCGCGCAACGTCAGGCTGCTTCGGCACGTGCCACAAAGCAGGTTCGTAACGCTGCCGGACAGTTCAAGGCAAATGTAAAGATTACGACGCGTGCAGCGAGAGTTGCGACGTACTAGGACGAAGTGAGGTGATGATCTAATGGCAATCAACGTACCTATCATTTCGTCGTGGGACGGCAAAGGAATCTCCAAAGCGATCCGCGACTTCAAGAAGTTGGAAGGTGGATCGAGCAAAGCAGCCTTCGGTCTTCTCAACGCTGACGCTGCTGCGCGCAAAGGTGTTGCAGCGTTCGGCAAGTTTGCTGCGATCGGTGCTGGTGTCGTCGGTGTAATCGGTTCTCAGTTGGCGTCTGCTGCGTATGAAGCGCAAAAGGTCATGAAGCAGACGGAAGCGATCATCAAAGCAACCGGTGGTGCTGCGAACGTTACAGCAAAGTACGTCGGTGATCTCTCACAGAAACTCGCGGAGCAGGTCGGTGTCGATGATGAGTTGATCCAACAGAGCGCGAACCTTCTTCTGACGTTCAAGCAAGTTCAGAATCAACTCGGCGAAAATAACAAGATCTTTGACCGCGCGTTGCAGGCGTCGCTGGATCTCGGCAACGTGTTCGGTTCCTCAACGGCAGCAGCGATGCAGTTGGGTAAAGCGTTGTCTGATCCGGAGAAGGGAATCACCGCGCTTCGTCGAGCAGGTATTAACTTCACCGAGCAGCAGCGTGAACAGATCAAAGCGTTGGTGGCATCGGGGAAGACGCTCGAAGCGCAGAAGATGATTCTCGAAGAAGTCGAGTCGCAGGTCGGTGGAACTGCTGCTGCAACTGCGACTGGATTCGATCGAATGAAGATCGCGATTGAGAATGTCGGAGAACGATTCGGTGATCTGTTGATTCCGTACATCGAGCGTTTCGCTACCTTTGTGAACACGACTGTTGTTCCGGTTCTCAATCAGTTCGCCGACATTGTTGGACAGAACGGATTGGGTGCAGGAATCGAGTACCTCGTCGGTAAGACGATCGGTGCAATCTGGAACATGGGCGCGTTCGGCAAAGCAGTCATCGGCGTCACAAGCGCAATCGTTGCTCTACGAATAGCAACAGTCACTTTCACGACGGTACAGACGTTGATGAAAACTGCTGCGGACATTACGACGAACTCGTTGCGCGCACAGGAACTTCAAGCAAAAGCGTCGCGAACTGCGATGATTGCTGCTGGCGGATTGACTGCTCTTGTGACGGTTGCTGCAAGCGCGTATGCGATCTATGCGTCACGCAAAGCAGAAGCGACGCAACGCACAAAGGACTTTGTGTCTGCTCTCGCGCTCGAAGGAGACGAGCAGAAGAACGCGATCGACGAACTCTACAAGCGCGACAAAACAACACGCACACACATCGACACGCTGACCGGACTTGGATACAAGATCTCTGAT